AACCTTTATAGAAATAGATACACCAGCAGTTAGAATGGGTGTAGCGGTTGATACAGAGGGTGTGACAAACTCTACTATACCAACAAACTTTATGTTTGATTATCCAGTGTATTTACAAAATGATACTGAGTATGCTCTTGTAATAGAAACTGACTCTATAGATTATAAGTTATGGTCATCTAAGTTAGGTGAGACCGATATATCAACAAGTACGGTCATTACAACTCAACCATCATTAGGTTCGGTTTACCGATCACAAAACACTGAGAGTTGGACAGAAGATATATTTGAAGATCTTAAATTTACTTTATATCGTGCAGAGTTTGATATTGCTAGACCAGCAGAATTATTAATTAAGAATGGAAACACAGGATATGAGTTATTAGATGGTAATCCATTTGAAACTAATGCAAGTGCTAACACAAATTCTACTTCTAAGTTATTCAAAAACAATAACTCTATTGTTAAAGTAACTCACAGAGATCATGGATTTGAAGATAGTGGTAATTCATATGTATTCTATAAGAATGCTTTAGAGACTGGTGGTATTACACAGTCAATTTTAAATAGTACATTATTTAAAATAACAAACTCTGGTGTTGACACATATGATATAACATCAAGTTCACAAGCTGCTGCTAATGCAATAGGTGGTGGAGATGTTGTTTATGCTTCTTACAATAGAAAATTTGAAACACTGTATCCACAAATTCATTACTTAACATTTACTGGAACTAAGTTAGATACATCAGTTAAAACAACAGATGTTGTTCCTGTTGATTCTACAACAACTAACTATACATCATACTCAACATCTGATTATGAAAAAACATTCTTGAATGAACCACACTATTTTACTAATCAAAAATTTGTCGCATCTAGAATAAATGAAACTTTAAATAGTTTGACAGAATCCTTGACATATAAAATGTCACTATCGTCTACTAAGTCTTATTTGAGTCCAATAATAGACTTGTCAAGTGCTACTGTTAAAACATCTTCTAATAGAATAGAAAATGCTACAGGTCAGGAAGACAGATTTGGTAGAAAAGATCAGATTATAGAATTCTATCCTGTTTACACATTCCAACTTGCTGGCAATGGTGGTACTCAAATACAGGCAGATCAATCAATAGTAGGAGCAACAACTAAAACTACTGGAACTATTGCTAGAGTAAATGGAAATGTAGTTTATGTAAGAGTAAAAACAAGTCAATTCTTCCAAAAAGGAGAGACTGTAACTCTTGGAAATCAATCTACTTTGACAGGTGTAACTGTTGATTCTAATCCATCACAAATATTCTTTAGTATAGATCAAGCATCAACTATTGTTGCGAGAAATCCATCTATTATATTAGAGACATATGATAATATTATAACTGGTAAAACTACTATATGGAATAGTCAAACTCAACAGTTGACATTAAAGGTTGATGTTCAACCAATAAATGATGATTTTAATGGTAGAATAATTGACAATGTATTATACAATAGAAACTCTGTGACAACAGATCAAATTGCTGATATATTCCGTGTAGGTGATTTTGTTAAATATCCTACTCAAACAGATGAAGAAGCATCATATTTAGAGGTTGGTTCTATAACATATGAAAGTGGTGTTAACTTTGTTTCTGAAGATACATCCAAAAATAGTTCCTCTATTGCTAAGTATGTAACTAAGGAAGTTTCAATTAAGAGTCCTGCGTCTGCTATTGATGTACATCTATTAGCAAATGTTAAAGATATAGGTAATTTACAAGTTCTTTATAGATTCAAAAAAGCATCTAGTCAAGAGAACTTTGAGGATATTGATTGGGAGTATTTCAATGGAGATGGAACACCTGACTCATTTGAGATTGCAACAAGTGAAAACTCAATATCTAGTATTGTAGAAAAACAATCATCATATCAAGACTTAAAATATAGTGTTGCTGATCTACCAGAATTTTCATCATTTGCAGTCAAAGTTATTATGCGTGGTGTTGATCCATCGTTTGTACCTAAGATTCAAGACATAAGGGCAGTAGCCTCATTCTAATTTCCGCACATGGATTATTTGAAGGTTGAAGGACATGATGGTCTTGTAAGAGACCAAAACACAGGTGCCATCTTGAATTTGGATGACTCTGCTATAGAGGCAAGAAGAAAGTCTAAACATCTAGGTTCCGCATTGGATGACATAAATATGTTGAAGAATGAAGTATCTGAACTTAAGTCCTTACTAAGAGAGTTAATCAAAAATGCCAGCAGTTAATGTCGCTAAGACGGATACCTTTGAAACCCAAAGGATAAAAATAAATGAGATAGGTCAGTCTATATTCAATGTCACGGCTGGTGGCACTGATTTATCTACTGGTAATTTAAGATTAGGTGATGGAACTAGAACAGCTCCGTCATTAGCTTTTACTTCTGATAATAAATTAGGGATATACAAAGCAGGAACTACGACACTTGGTTTTGTTGCATTAGAAAAGAAATTAATTGATATATCTGCAACAGACGTAAAATATTATAAAGATCTTATTATTCAGCAGAAAAAATTAGAAGATACTGGTCTTTTCATACAAGACGTTGGTCAGAATTATGATGCTGGTAGTTATACAGAAGTCCCTGTATTAGGTGGTACTGGTGATAATGCTGCACTTGATATTGTAGTTGTTGATTATTCTGGATCAATTACACAACAAGGTAAAAACTATACACCTGGTAGTAACTTTAGTGGAATAGCATTAACTAGTAGTGGATCTGGAACAGGAGCAACTGCAAACTTTGAAATTCCTACACTAGAAGGTGTAATAACAGATGCTGGTTCTGCATATGCACCTGATGTTTATAGTAATGTTCCTCTTACAGGAGGTAATGGTAGTGGTGCAGAAGCAGAGATTACAATTACTGGTACTACGACTCTTCCAACAACTGTACAAACACCAGGTTCTGGATATGTAGATGGCACATATTCATCTATAGCATTTTATAATACTCCAACAACAACCTATACAGTAACAGTAATTGGAGGTCCTGGCACATATCAATATGTTATAGATGGTGCTACAACTCCAACTCTCAATTTAATTGCTGGTAATACTTATCGTTTTGATTTATCAGATTCTACTAACAATACACACCCAATGTATTTTCATGGTGCTGGTGATGAATTAAACAACTTAGATACATCAAATTATAAACAAGTCCCAGTAGGTGTAGAAGGAACTGCAGGATCGTTTGTAGATCTAATTATATTTCCTAGTGCTGGTAACTCTGGTGTAGGTAGTGTTGGATATGCTTGTTCCAACCACTCAGGAATGGGTGGAACTATTAACCATACAAGTGGATCACAAGGTGTATTTGGTAGAGATGCTTTTGGTGATGTTACTGTTTCTGGTGGTGTTGTAACAGGTGTTTCGGTTACTACTGCTGGTACTGGATACAAACAAGGAGATACATTTACATCTGTAGCTATAGATCTTGGTGGAACTGGTTCTGGTTTTGTAGGTCTAGTTGGAACTCCAGTGTTTACAGGTACTGTAACTAATGTTACTGTTACTACACAAGGACAAAATTATGAAGGTGGAGATATATTATCTGCAGCAGATGCAAATTTAGGAAATGGAGGAGGATCAGGATTTCAATATACTATTGGAGTAACGCCAGGTGAGATTGCTGAGTTTGAGTTTGCTACTTATGGAACTGGTCATCAAGTAGGGGACGTATTAGAATTACCAGGTCAAACAAGTAATGTTAGTTGTTACATACCAGGTACTTTAAATGGTGTTCCAACAACTATTGGTACAGGAAATACATTTACAGTTCCTGATGGTACTAGATTAGAAATTGGTATGTCTTGCTTTGCTGAGGCAGGAAGCACTGGTGATCTTGGTCAAGGTATTACTATAACTGCAATAAATGGAAACGTAGTCACAGTATCTCAATCTGCTGTTACTCCTGGTGCTGCTACTATATCATTTACATCTGTTGATCCTTTAAATGTTCAATTAACAAGTACACTAGGACTTTCAGCTGGAGATGTGATTGTAGTTACCTCTGGTGATGCGATTTTAAGTTCAAATACAACAATCGGTGCTGTTGATGCTAATAACAATATTATAACTTTATCTGGACAAGCAACCGAACCAGGTCAAGCAGTATTACAATTTACTCCAGTATTTGGTATTGGTACACAAACATTCCAATATACAATTTCTAGATTGGGATCTATTGATTCAGCAGTTATTTCTGGAACTAATGCTGGAAATGGATATTCTGAGAATGACATTCTTACAGTTGATCCTACAAACTTAGTTGCTGCAGAAACTAAAGTTGTAACATATAAAAACATTCAAACTCTTACATTTACTGGAACTGTTGCTGCTGGAACATTTACAACATCACAAACATTAAATCTTCCAGATGGAACTATAGTTACTTTTATTCCTACAGGATCAACAATTGTAGGACAAGCAAACGCAGATTATGGTAGTTCTGTATCTGCTAGTGGTGGTAATGGTAGTGGAGCAACATTTAGTGTAACCAGAGATGCACAGGGTGTCTCTGCAGTTCAAGTTACTGATGGTGGTTTTAATTATCAAGTTAATGATAGTTTAACTATTCTTGGTACTGATGTAGGTGGCAGTTCTCCTGCAGATGATATTACTATTCAAGTTGATAGTCTTACAGATTTTGATGACTATACTATTCTTCAAGTAAATGAAAGTGGTGGCAATACAACAAATGTTATTATTGAAATAAATGATGTACAAACTGGATTTGCTGCCTCCAATACAATCAATAGGTCTGGTGGTGCAGGAAGTTATACAATTAATACATCTGTTGATGCTGATATATTTTTAATAGATGGTGTTTTCACTCCTAGTTTAACTCTTTATGTTGGTAGTACATATAGATTTGATCTAAATGATGGATCATTAGCATCAGATACTTTTGCTTTGAGTGCATTTGAAGGTGGACAATATGCACCTTCATTAGTACAGAATGTAGTGTCTTCAGTTCTTACTACAAGTAAAGTCCTTAGTGTAGCATCTACTACTGGCATTGAAGCTGGAATGGAAGTATTAGGAACTGGTGTTGGTAATCTTAATGCAATTACAAGAGTTGTAAGTGTAGACTCAGGTGCTAACACTGTTACTATAGATGAGTTTCCAATAAGTGATGGTACTATAACTCTAACATTTCAAGGTCCAGAATATACAACTGGTGTTACTAGGGAAGCAACTGCTTTAGAAATAAAAGTAGGATCTACTACACCAACTCTTTATTATTACTCCAAAGAACAAGCAGGATTAGGTGGAACTTCATCTATAACAATAGATGCTAATAACCCAAAAGTATTTGGTACTGGATTTAGCATTGAAGTTCAATCAATTGCATCTACAGATATAATTATTGCTGATATTGATGCAGGAGTTTTATCTGCTGTAACTTTTTCTGGAACTGACTTTAATGTTTCTAGTGGTACAGTTACAGGAGTATTAACTGCACCAAGCATTACTGGTGGAATTGCTACTTTAGAACAAATAAATTCTACATCAAATTTAACTAGTACTGCAGTCAATATTGTAAACAATGGTAACTTCTTTATAGGATCTACACCACAAACAAATGTGTTAGATGTTGTATCATCTACAGGAGCATTGACAACAAGTGGATTTGTTAAAACATTAGATAAATTTAACAGTAATGATCAGATTGAGATTGAAGATAATGATATTAAATCTCTTTCTGGTTTTGATATTCTTATTAGTCCAGCAGCAACAAGGGTTGCAAAAATAAATGCAGTATCTGCTATTATCATTCCTGCTGGTGATACTAACGCTAGACCATCTTCTGCTGTAGTAGAAAATGGTGCGATTAGATTTAATACAGATAGCGGACAGTATGAAGGATATAGTGCTACAACAACATCATGGTCGTCACTAGGTGGTGTTAGAGACTTAGATGGTA